GTTATAGCTTCGGCGTCTCTGATCCGCTGGGCGCTTTTGGCTCCGCTGGTGCGTAATGAAAAAGGGGGTTTCGGCCCCCTTTTTTATATGATATAAGGAAGTATTCCGGGAATACCCGGTGTGGCAGACAGTCCCGGCTGACTTCATGCAGACTGCCAACACCTAACCGCATGAGGGAAAACTCAAATGGCACTTTCAACTACCCAAAGTATTTGGCGTTCGGGCGGTGGCGATAACACTCGCACTGCATATTGTGGCTCTGGCCTAATGGCTGCTACGTTCTACATCGCTGATGTGGCAGTTTCAACTTCCACCAACGTCAAGGTTTCTTCTACTTCTGGCGCTCCTAATCTGATTCTCCCCGCTGGCGCTCGCATCATGTCGATCACCTTCACTGGCGACGCGGCTACTGGTCAAACTGACATGGGCTTTACGCTCTACACCTCCGGTACCAATACAGGCGCAGGTCTGCTGGACAACGCCAGCAACGTCGTTGGCACGATTACCCCCGGTGCAACTGGTTCGGGCACTTCGCTTGGCCTAGTAATGTCTTCATCTGAGCTGGTGTATATCACCGCTCGTGTAGGCGGCAGCGCAGGCACCGGAAGCATGTCTGGCGTAATTCAGTACATCGACAGCCTGCCCTGCCGGGGTAAGCACTACGGCATTTGCTGGGCGTACTCGCGTACGCGCTATTGCGGTTAGCCACGGTGCAACCCCCGGGGCAGTCACGATTAAAGACGGTGGTGCTAGTGGTGGCGTTGTGTTTTCGTACACAACCCCTGCGGTGGCCGACGGTATGTACATGCTTTTTCCCGGCGAGGGCATCCTATGTGAAACGGATGTGTACGTGACTACCCCTGCTGGTGCAATCGCTACGGTGTTCTATGGCTAAATCCCCTGCTTGGCAGCGTAAAGAAGGTAAGAACCCTAAAGGCGGCTTGAACGCCAAGGGGAGAGCTTCGTATAACAAAGCCAACCCGGGAAAACCGGGCCTCTTTGAGAGCTTGGAAGTGTTAAACATGGTAGCTCCAGAAATTGAAACTGCTCGTGAGTTAGCTACTCACGCTAATGACATAAAACATCTGCAAGATGATATGGATAAGCTCGTCTCTGACATGGAGTCCATAAAGCAATCGCTACAGAATATCGACAAGAAGTTGTCACAGGCTGAAGGCGGCTGGAAGGTACTTATGTTTATAGGTGGGGTAAGTAACATTATAACCGCGCTAGTGGTGCACTTTTTTGGAGGTAAGTCATGAAGAAAACCAAACGGTACGCCGTTGGTGGCATGAGCGACGAAGAAGGCAAAGATAAAATTTTTGCCGGTTCTCCTGCTGAAGACGATGGTATGCGTCCCGGCAGAAATCTTGCGCTGGAGCCTGACGTTACCCCGCGCCCCCGCCCCCGCCCTAAAACACCTCGCCCTCGTCCTAGAGGTACGCAAGAGTTTCCTATCAGTGTAAACGCTATGGAATCTGGCGCGAACGTGATGAAGCGTGGTCAAGCTACCCGCGACGGTTCTGATTCTTCTCCGCTGGATAAATACAACCGCGACAAAGAAACTAAAGCTACACGTGACAAGCGCAAAATGGACTTGGCGGTTGAGCGTGTAAAAGCTGGCGTTGGGTACAAAAAAGGCGGTTCCGTGGGTTCCGCTTCCAAGCGTGCTGATGGCTGCGCCCAGCGTGGTAAGACGAAAGGCAGGATGATCTAATGGCTGCGCCTACTTTTGAAGAACTCAAAAAGCAGTTGAGGGAAGAAAAGCCCTATGTCCCGCCTGCACAAGGTAAAGACAAGAAGGAAGCTGATACTTTCAAAGAAGGTATGAAGCCACCGTCGCCGGATGAGGGGCCAACTAAGCCCGTTAAGAAAGCCAAAGGTGGGGTAATTAGTTCAGCTTCTAAACGCGCAGATGGTTGCGCTCAACGCGGTAAAACTAAAGGAAGGATGGTGTAGGATGGCTGAGTCCAAAAAGATGATGGCTAAAGAAGTTGCGTTCATGAAGAAAAAGGGCGCACCTAAGTCGATGATCAAGCATGAAAAAGCCGAAATGAAAGGCATGAAAAAAGGTGGTGCAGTCAAGACTGCGGCTCCTAGCATTGATGGCCTTGCCAAGAAGGGTAAAACCAAAGGCAAGATCGTCAAGATGGCTTACGGCGGCAAGTGCTGATATGCGTGCCTCTCGTGGCATGGGGTGCATAAACCCCAAAAAGATGCCTAAGACCACGGTAAAGCGAGATGGGAGTGAGCCTGTCAAACTGTACAAGGAAGGTGGTAAGGTATCCAAAGTCAACGAGGCGGGTAATTACACCAAGCCCGGTATGAGGAAAGCTCTGTTTAATCAGATCAAGAACTCAGCGACTCAGGGTACCGCCGCAGGACAGTGGTCAGCTAGAAAAGCTCAACTCCTTGCCAAGCGGTACAAGGAAAAGGGTGGGGGCTATAAAGGATGAAACCTTCTCAGCAAAGCCTAAAGAACTGGACACAGCAGAAATGGCGCACTAAAAGCGGAAAGCCATCGTCAAAAACCGGAGAGCGGTATCTGCCGGAAAATGCGATTAAGGCTTTAAGCCCTGCCGAGTATGCTGCCACTACGAAGGCCAAGCGAGAAGGTAAAGCAAAAGGTAAGCAGTTTGTATCACAGCCCAAAGGCATAGCTAAGAAAACGGCGAGGTTTAGATAATGGCTGAAAAATGGATACAGAAGGCAATAAAGAAACCCGGTGCGCTTCGTGCTCAACTTGGCGCAAAAGAGGGACAGCCCATCCCGGCAAAGAAACTTGCTGCCGCTGCGAAGAAGCCCGGAAAAATCGGGCAGCGGGCACGTCTAGCACAGACCCTAAAAGGGATGAAAAAGTAAATGACTACATCGGGCACAACGCAATTTGATCTCGAATTTGTCGAGATAGCAGAAGAGGCATTTGAACGCGCAGGGCGCGAGATGCGCTCTGGCTACGACTTGCGCACTGCCCGCCGTAGCATGAATTTGATGACTATCGAGTGGGTCAATCGTGGCATTAACATGTGGACGATTGAGCAAGGTACTATCAACCTTACCCCCGGCGTAAACACCTACGCGTTGCCGTATGACACGGTAGACTTGATGGAACACGTCATCCGCACTGGGGCTAACGTCGAGTCCACCCAAGCCGACTTGAACATCACGCGGATTTCAGTCTCTACTTACGCTACGATCCCAAACAAGTTGCAACAAGCCAGACCTATTCAGGTATGGGTGCAGCGGCTTTCTGGGCAGAAGTCCCCGTCTGGGACTACGTTGGCGTCTACGATTAACGCTACCGTTACTACTATTCCCGTAGGTTCTGTATATAACTTAGCGTCTGCTGGGTTTGTACAAATTGATAACGAGATCATCTACTACGGGTATTTGAACACCGCTACTCAGTCATTAGAGAACTGTGTGCGGGGGCAAGCTAACACTACGGCAGCGTCGCATACCGCAGCCGCTCCTGTGTATGTGCCGAACCCGCCGACTATAACGGTCTGGCCTACGCCCGATAACTCTACCCCGTATCAGTTCGTTTACTGGCGTATGCGCCGTATTGAGGATGCCGGTAGCGGTATGCAGACTGCGGACATGAGCTTTAGATTCTTGCCTTGCATTACCGCAGGTTTGGCGTACTACATCGCCATGAAGATACCCGAGGGTACTGACCGGCTACAGATACTGAAGGCGGCATACGACGAGCAATTTGACTTGGCGGCTGGTGAGGATAGGGAGAAAGCCACGTCTCGGTTTGTACCTAGAATGTTTAGGTCGAGATAATGGGTAATAAGTTTTCCGCTGGATACAGGTCTATTGCCGAGTGCGATAGGTGCGGGTTCCGGTTTAAGCTAAAAGAACTTAGGAAGTTGGTGGTCAAAGGTAATATCATCAACGAGAAGGTTTGTAAAACTTGTTGGGACCCCGACCATCCGCAGTTAAAATTAGGTTTATACCCAGTGGACGACCCGCAAGCAGTGCGGGAGCCACGCCCAGATCACAGTTACTATTCCTCTGGGAATACCGGGCTACAGCTACCAACTGCATACGATGCAGGACCCCCGGGCGAAGGTAGTAGGGTAATTCAGTGGGGGTGGAACCCTGTAGGTGGAGCAAGTTCGTATGATGTTGGGTTAACGCCAAACTATCTAACATTGACCGGCGTAGTAGGTGATGTAACCATCACTATTTCATAGGAGTAGGATATGGACAAGATGAAGCAGGTAGCTAAGGCAGAAGTCAAAGCTCACGAAAAGCGTATGCACAAGATGGCTAAAGGCGGCGTAACAGGCGAGGCTATGCGTAAGTATGGTCGTAATATGGCTCGTGCTATGAACCAAAAGTCCACTGGAAGGGGTCGATAATGGCTAAGTTTTCTAAGAAACTGATGGGGAAAGAAGTAGGTTCTGCTGAGTTTTACGCCGAACCTCACACCATGATGCCCCCAAGCGACAAGTCTGACCCACAAACTAAGAGCGCTAAAGAGCTTGGTCCTCGCACGGGCGTGCAGCGTGTAAGCGCAGGCGACCCCGGGCGTGACGATGTGAAGCGGGACGGCATAAAGATGCGTGGTGCTGGCGCTGCGACTAAAGGTTTTATGTGCCGTGGCCCTATGGCGTAAGGAGTAAGTTGTGAACTATGCGGCGTTAGTAGCTGACATTCAGTCTTACACACAGAACTACGAATCGACATTCGTAGCTAATATCCCTGTTTTTGTTCAACAGGCTGAAGAACGCATTTACAACTCCGTACAAATACCTGCGCTGCGTAAGAACGTAACGGGGTATGCAGCAAGTGGAAATAAGTATTTGTCGTGCCCAACTGACTTTCTAGCGACGTTTTCTTTAGCTGTAATAGACGGCACCGGCGCGTATACGTACCTACTAAATAAAGATGTAAATTTTATACGAGAGGCTTACCCCCACCCTACTACAGATACGGGGTTACCTAAGTTTTACGCTTTGTTTGGCCCTACTGTGGCGTCTGGGGTGGTTACTACAGAACTAAGTTTTATTCTTGGCCCTACCCCTAACGCGGCCTATCAAATGGAGCTTCATTACTACCATTACCCAGAATCAATTGTCACAGCAGGCACTTCATGGCTTGGCGACAACTACGATCCCGTTTTGCTGTACGGCTGTCTGGTAGAGGCATACATCTTTATGAAAGGCGAACAGGACATGATGGCGTACTATGAGAAGAAATTCCAAGACGCTATAAGTCAGTTGAACCGTCTGGGTACAGGTCTTGAGCGCGGTGATGCGTACCGTGACGGTCAAGCTAAGATTAAGGTTAATCAGTAATGGCTATCCTCCAAGGACTGACGACAAGTTATAAGCAGCAAGTCTTGCAAGGGCAGCAAGACTTGTCTACTGACGCTATTTGGATAGCTTTATATACAGGTACCGCTACAATAGGACCTAGCACCACGGCATATACGGCTAACAACGAAGTTGTTGGAACCGGGTATTCTGCTGGTGGGCAACAGCTAACTGGAGTCACGATTGGAACTAGCCCTGATGGAGTCGTGTACATCAACTTTAACAATGCACAATGGACGAATGCTTCGTTTACTGCGCGTGGGGCTTTGATTTATAACGTTACAAACGCTAACGCGTCTATAGCAGTATTGGATTTTGGGGCGGATAAAACTTGTAGTAATCAGACTTTTACTGTCACCATGCCAGCAAACACAGTAGCTACCGCATTGTTGCGATTTGTTTAAAGGGTATTTATGATTATTACTACTACAAAAGGCGAACTTGACGACTCTCAACTCGATAAAAAAACGGGAGTTATCGACAACGAGAACGAAACTATTACTTGGGTTGAGTATTGGTTGGACGGTGAGCTGGTACATCGTTCTGTTGATATGGTACTGAAAAAGTACACAGTTAGCGGCCTGCCAGTTGCCGCATCTTTTTAAGGAGCTTTAAAAATGGCAAACACGCAAAGCATGTGCACTTCGTTTTTGGGAGAGCTACTTACCGCTACCCATAACTTCGGTACTGCGCCCACTCGCGGTTCTTCAGCAGCGGATACATTTAAGGCGGCTCTGTATCTAGCTTCGGCGACTATTAATGCTTCGACTACGGCTTATACGTCCGTAGGCGAGGTGACAAGTGCAAACTATACGGCAGGCGGGGTCACCGTTACTAACGCTAGTGCACCTGCGTCAACTAATACGTCGGCTACAGCCGGTGTAGGCTACTGGACCCCATCAGCTTCTATTATATATGGGTCGTCAGGTTCGCCGGTTACGTTCGCCTCGTTTGATTGCGTTCTTATTTACAACAGCACGCAGAGCGATAAAGCAGTGAGCGTACATACATTTACTGCCCAGACGGTAACTTCCGGCACTTTTACCTTAACGATGCCGTCAAACACAACCTCTACCGCTCTACTACGTTTGTCAACAACCTAATAGATCATGTACGGAAACTTTCCTTACGCAAGCGATGCGTATAGCTCGGCAGGTTCGGTTGCTGTTCCGAGTGTTACCGTCGCGCTTACGGGGGCTTCCGCTACAGGTGTAGTAGGTACGGTTTCACCATTTGTTGACGAGGTTCAGGTATTAACGAGTGTTGTCGCCTCTGGATTATTGGGCGCAGTTACGGGAGTACCTGAAGAGTATAAGGCACTTACTGGTGTAGGCGCTTCTGGTCAAGTTGGCGCTGTTGGGGCTGTACCGGGAGAGGTTGTTGCGCTGGCTGGTGTTGCAGCCTCTGGGTTTGTTGGTAACGTCACTGGCGCCTCCGGTTTAGCTATAGAGTTGGTAGGTGTCAACGCTACTGGTGCAGTTGGTGTAGTAACTGGCTCTGAAGATGATGTTGAGGGCGGAGCGGGGGTCGTTGCTTCTGGTCAAGTAGGTACGTTAGTACCCGATATAGCTGTACCGCTATCCGGGGCTTCTGCTGATGGGGCCACAGGTATTATTGATGGGGCACCTACTGTTCTGGTTGCTTTGTCTGGTGTTGAGGCGACGGGCGCAGTAGGTATTATGGGCTTGTCGGTAGACAGTACCATAACACTGACAGGGGTTGAGGCTGAAGGAGCCGAAGGCGGCGTCGGTACTGGAAACAGTTTTGGTTTATCCGGTAACTTAGCTGTTGGTGCTGTTGGTGTTGTGACTCCGATTCCGGGAGTGCTTGTTGCGCTTACCGGCGTAACGGTGGATGGAGTTATAGCATCTCCGGGACCAAACATATCGCTACCAATTACCGACGTAATCGCTGAAGGGTTTGCCGGTAATATGGGCGGCACCCCCATAACTAAGGTTACGGCGGTTGGCGCGGTAGGTACAGTGACAACAAGGTATGATGGTATAGCGGCGCTTACGGGAGTTTCAACTTCGGGTGCCGTAGGTCAACTATATAACGTAAGTTGGATACCAATTGATACCCAAGAAGTTGACGATTGGCAGTTAATAAATACGGCGTAAGGTGAAATCATGGCGCTTATTCAAGCAGACAGAGTTAAAGAAACATCGACCAGCACTAGCACTGGTAATTTCACTTTAGCAGGTGCAGTTACGGGGTTTAGGACATTTACTTCTGTAATGGCTACTGGGGATGTATGTTATTACACCATAGCTGATCAATCTGGTTCTAACTGGGAAGTTGGGTTGGGCACTTTTACCTCACCTTCTACGCTTGCGCGTACTACAGTATTTTCTTCTAGTAACAGTAATGCGTTAGTTAACTTCGGTGCGGGTACAAAAGATGTGTTTATTACGTATCCGGCAGTTACTGCCATTCCCCGTGGCAGAGGTTTAATTAACAACATGGTCTACGGCATTTAAGGACAAATCATGGCAAACCCTAATCTTCAGAACTCGGCGAGCATTTTTGGGAACACTGCCTATGTGATCCCTTCCTCTGCCGCGACAGCAACGACTTCGTGGACGTACGACGGCACCACTAGCTTGACCGGACTAAAGCCAGCAACGAATTCAGTCAACAAGATCAACTCCATTATTGTGTCAAACACTACGGCAAGCGCAGCCACCGCTTCAATTGCTGTAGCTAACAATGCCACTTTTGGTAGTGGTACGGCGTATTACGTGGCGTGACTTAATAGGTGAAGTATGCCACTGCGTTCCACCCCCGGTAACTTTGTATCTGCGGCATACAACCCGCTAAATAATGTTTTGCTTACCGCCCCATCAATAGAGGTTTTGATTATTGGTGGCGGTGGAGGTGGTTGGGTTTCTGGCGGGGGCGCAGGCGGTTTGGTTTATGCGCCAACGTACATTGTTGTTCCGGGGCAAACGATAAGTTTTAGTATTGGCGGTGGCAGCGCAGCAACTTCAGCCAATAACGGCACAGATTCAACCGTAACAGGTGGGGCCACATCTATTACTGCCAAAGGAGGCGGCGGAGGTAGAGGAACAAATGGTATAGGTTTGACTGGAGGGTGTGGGGGCGGCGCTAGTGTAGATTCTTCCGGCACATTATTCGCAGGTGGGGGAGCCGTTGCTGCAAGTGTTACTTCCAGTAACGGGTGCATTGGATACGCAAATGGAGGCGGCAGTACAAATAGTGTTTCTAGAGGAAATGGCGGAGGCGGCGGGACAGGTGTGGCAGGTGGACTTCCTTCTGCTGGTGGTGGTGGGTTTGGTATTGGTGGTGTAGGCGGCGATGGCACGTCTGCTTTTTCTTCTTGGCTTGCTGCAATTAGCCAAGGCGTTGATAGCGGAGGGACTCGTTACATTGGCGGCGGCGGCGCTGGGGCTAACTCATCTAATACCAACACTGTATCAGGTGGTTTAGGTGGCGGAGGTTCAGCCTTCGGAAACAATGGAAATGGTGGGACAGGAACCGCAAATACCGGTTCAGGTGGGGGGGCTGCGTGGAATGGCACAGCAGGTGCAGGTGGCTCAGGCTTAGCTACTATTAGGTATCCTGCAAATTATCCCGCAGCAGCAAGTATTACCGGCTCACCAACTACTGTTGTAAGTGGCGGCTTTCGTTACTACACATGGACAGGTAACGGCTCGATAACATTCTGAGGTACAGCATGGCGCACTTTGCAAAGCTCGATGAGAACAATGTCGTATTGGAAGTAAATTCGGTTAACAACGCAGAACTTATCATAAGTAAAATAGCCGAAATTGCCAACGGCTACATGCAGGTGACTACCGTAGAGTCCGAGGAAAAAGGAATTGCGTTCTTAACAGAATGGTCTGGCGGACATACAAACTGGATACAGACCAGCTACAACGGTAATTTCCGTGGTAAGTATGCAGGCATAGGGGATACATATGACGCAGAAGCTAATGAGTTTCGTTCTCCTGTCGTGGCTCCTAGTGTTGATGCTTCTATCGTCGAACCTGTTGTTGAAGTTGAGCCGCAGGTGGTTGTTGAGGCACAAGAGCCAATAATAGTAGAAACACAGGAGCCAGTGGTTCTGGAGACGCAAGCCACGGTAATGTTGGAGTCAGCAGACATCCCTGCCCTGACCTCGGCAGATATACAAGCACTGACTAGCGAACAGATTTCTGGATTGGAGTAAACCATGCCGCAGTATTCTGGTGTATGGAACCTAGCCCAACAAGCTCAGGCGCTGACACAGCAGCAGTGGGTGACTGATCCGCTGTTTGACTATACAACGCTCCTACTTCAAGCAGACAACGCGGCAAACGGTGCGCAGAACAACACGTTCCTAGATTCCAGCAGTAACGCATTTGCCATCACGCGCAACGGCAACACGACCCAAGGCACCTTCTCGCCTTTTAGTCAACAGCCGGGGAATTGGAGTGTGTATTTTGGTGGTAGTGGCAATTATGCATCTTCCAGCTCTACTGTAATTTCTTCTACCACTTCAACTTTCACCATCGAAGGTTGGATTTATCAAACTGCCGCGACTGTAGGAACAAATATACCTTCTATTATTGGGGATATGTCTCCAACGTCGTTTTCCGCCTATTGGTCATTTGGTACTCTGGCATCCGGCGCACTCAGCTTCTACTGGTATGATGGGTCGAACAGTCTAAGCGCAGTCACCACTACTACGGTCCCTCTAAATACTTGGGTACATATCGCAGTTTCTGTTAACTCCAACACCATTAGCATGTACATCAATGGTGTCCAACAATCATTAACTGGTAATACCACACTTACAAACAGAGGCGGTACTAATACCCTTACTACATTCGCTCAGTTCTCTGCTGGGACGACTGGTCTATATACTGGGTATATTTCGAATTTCAGTGTACTTTCAGGCACCGCCAAATACAGCGGGTCTTTTACGCCCAGTTCGACCCCTCTTGCAACAGGCACCACTAACCAGACATTACTGTTTGCTTCAAGTAATAGGTTTGTGGATGCAAATACCGCCACTACCGCGAAAACATTTACGATTACTGGATCGGCAACTTCCGTCCAAGCCTTCAGCCCGTTCGCCCCACAGTATCAGTGGACATCGGATGTCATCGGCGGGTCTGGGTATTTCGATGGTACGGGGGATTATCTTTCTGTTGCACGTAATAACGCTTTTTTACCCGGAGCAAACACGGACTTTACGTTTGAAGCGTGGGTTTACCCTACGGCAACTCCGGGAGCGCAGGGAGCTATTATTGTCGGGCTTGGTGAATATGGAACGGATTCTGATTGGGATTTAGATATTAATTCAAGTTTGCAATTTGCTTTATATCTAAATTCAACTACTGCCACATCATTTAGAAACACTACAACGACTGTAAAACTTAATGCTTGGAATCATGTTGCTGCGTCAAGGTCTGGGACTGGAACCAATAACCTAAAAGTGTTTGTTAATGGTGTCGGTCAAAGTTTTACGACAAACCAAACGTCAGTAGGAACTGGTACAAGAAACCTATCTATTGGCGCTGACCAAGATGGAACTGAAGCTGCATTTACTGGGTACATCTCTGGGCTACGACTTATAAACGGGCAAGGTATATACACTTCAGACTTTACACCCCCCACCGCGCCACCAACCACAACTTCCGGGGGTGTAACGGCAGCTAATACCGCGTTATTACTCAACTTCACCAACGCCGGTATCTACGACGGCACGATGAAGAACGATCTGGAGACGGTTGCTAACGCTCAGGTAAGTACCTCGGTGGTGAAGTATGGCTCAGGGTCCCTATACTTTGACGGCACTGGCGACTATTTAATCATGCCGTTTTCTCCTTGGATGTCGTTTGGTGCCGGAGACTTCACCATAGAAGCGTGGGTATATCCCAATAGCCTTGCAAGCGCTCAGGATATAGGCTCCTTCAGGAAAGATTCTCCAAGCGTTAACTCGGATGTTGGTTGGGATATTTATGTTGGAGCGAATAATGCCAGCAATGAAGCGGCTATTTACAGCTCAACAACCAAATATGCGGTAACTGGATGGTCGCTTACAGCGGGTCAATGGCAACATATCGCTTTTGTAAGACGAAACGGTTACTTATTGTTTTTCCTTAATGGCGTACAGCAAGGTTCCACTACATCAGCCAATGTGTCTGTTAACTCTGGAACAACGTGGTATACCGTCGTAGGCACGTACACTGCTGCTGCCAGAAATTTTAACGGCTACCTCGATGACTTCCGCATCACCGCAGGCATCGCCCGTTACACCAGAAACTTCACACCTCCGCAAGTCGCACTACCGAGGCAATAAGACATGAGCAAATATCCCGGAAACATCATCACCACTGGCGCGGATGCTGGGTACTCCGTTTACTTCGACGGGACGGGGGATTATTTAAGTATTGCCAATAACACTGCGTTTGATTTACCTGCTGATTTTACGATTGAAATGTGGGTAAATTTTAACGCTACTACTAACCAAAACCTTATTGCTAAGTGGTGGACAGGTGGGCAGCAATGGGTTTTGCAGTTTAGGTCTGCTGGCACAGACAGTATAACTAACCAGCATTGGAGGTTTTATGCTGGCAACGGCTCTCAAGCCGCAGTAGATTTTCAAGAAAGCTCAACTACTTCAATTGCAACAAGCGTTTGGTATCACATCGCGCTTACGCGTTCTGGTAGTTCTTACCGGTTTTTTAGAAATGGGGCGCAGATAGGCACCACCTATACGAACGCTACTGCCATAACATCAACAACAGACCCGTTAACCATAGCCCAATTTGGTAACGCTACTACGCTTTATTTTACCGGCAGTATGTCGAATGTGCGGATTGTAAAAGGCACAGCACTTTACACCGCTGCGTTCACGCCACCTACCCAGCTACTGAACATCACCAACACCAGCCTACTAACCTGCAACTCCCCGGCAATCGTAGACCAGAGCAGCAACGCTTTTGCCATCACAGTCAACGGCAACGCAGCAGCCAGCACGTTCACACCATTTGCTGGCTACCAAGCATACAACCCAGCCCTTGGCGCTGCGACTCCCGGCATCTGGACAGTATCTGATGCATTACAAGCAGCAGCTACTCGGCAGTGGAACATGTACGACCCGTACTTCAACCTGACCACGTTGAAGCTTGGCGGGAATCAACCGGGCGGCGTTACGGACACCAATAACAACGTGTTCAAAGATAGTTCGTCCAACAATTTCACCATTACCCGCAACGGCAACACGACGCAGGGAACGTTCTCACCGTTTAGTCAGACGGGGTGGAGTAATTATTTTCCTGTAGATGGAACCACGAGGCTTTTGGCGGCAGATGCGGCGAAGTATTATGTCGGAAGCGGTGACTTCACAATTGAGGGATTTGTATACATAGAAAAGTGGGAAACTGGCGGCGCTGCACCCGGCTATTCAAACTTGATTTTCGAAAAGGGCGTATTTGGAACTGGTCGAGAAATGAGAGGCTGGTTTACACCGACCGCAGTCGAACTTCAACTTAATCTAAGCGCAACTGCAACTGGCTCCTACACGACGTTTACTGGTAGCACGACTAACAGTTTAAACACTTGGTATCACTTTGCTTTTGTTAGGACAGGTGGCAATTTATATGTTTTCAGAAACGGTCAACTGCTATCGACTACCGCTGTATCTGGAACTGTTTTTAATACGTCGGAATCGATGGCTATCGGCGGCGCGGCTGATGGCAACGGGAACATTCAGTTAAACGGGCATTTAAGCAACTTTCGTATTATCACTGGGCAAGCATTAGCCACGAGTACATTTACCCCACCGACTTCACCGTTAACGACATCTGCTACTGGATGGCTTTCAGGAGGGTACCCAATAGTTTTGACGGGAACAGTAGGGTTGTTGACCTGCCAGAGCAATTGTTTCTTAGACACGAGCGCCAGCCCGGTAGCTATAACTGTAGGGGCAGGCACCCCATCCGTCCAAGCCTTTAGCCCGTTCCAAACGAATGTCGCCTACACACCAGCAACGATAGGCGGCAGCGGGTATTTTAATTATAGTGGTGCTAGTTATTTAAGCATTACCACTGCGGCTACCAATTATTACTCTGCATTGGGTGACTGGACATGGGAAGCTTGGGTATACCCACTATCTTTTAATGGTCCGCAATATTCATGCCCTATCATGGCATCATCGTTAGATAGTTTAATGATTCGCGCTATGCCGACTTCCGCGTCGTCCACGAATTTGAACATGTACGCAGTTAACTCATCTAACAGTCCGATCCTCGGGTCCTCTGGCACGAGTGCGGGTACTATAACGATTAACCAATGGAGTCATGTCGTATTACAGCGGCGGTCTGGTCAGTTCGATATGTTTTTAAATGGATCACGTGTTGCAAATGACGCGACCCAGACCAGTGCTTCAATAAGAACTACTGATACTAATTTCTTAGTAGGCGCGGGTAATGCAGGAACCAATCCCTATTGGAATGGTTATATATCTGGCGTCCGCGTACAAAATGGAAGTGCTAAGTACACAGGAACCACTTACACCATTCCTACAGCACCGCCGTCGCCCACTGGTTCGGCAATCTGTGCAAACTTCACCAACGCAGGCATCGTAGACACGACCGGCAAGAACGTGCTGGAGACTGTGGCAGATGCTCGGATCAGTACGGCGGTAAGTAAGTTTGGCGGCAGTGCGATGTTGTTTGATGGTACTGGAGATGCGCTTTTCGAGCCAACCAACACAAGTTATGGATATGGGACAGGTGATTTTACCATCGAGTTTTGGGTTAACTTAAATTCATTGGTGCAGCAGACCTTTGTGAGTAACCTAACAACTTCGACAACGACTGCCCCTCACATTTACTATAAGTTGAATACCGGAGTAATTTATTACACTGGGGTGAGTGGAACGGGTGCGGATAGGATTACCGGTAGCGCGTTGGTTACGGGAACTTGGTATCACATAGCCGTATGTCGGGCTTCTGGCAACACCCGGATGTTCATCAATGGAGTACAAACGGGCAGCACTTATGCCGATACTAATAACTACGGAACTACAAACCCATTAGGTGTTGGAGATTATGGTGCGCCGTTATCGGGGTCGGCAACGATGAATGGATATATGCAAGACCTCCGTATTACCAAATTCGCCCGCTATACCACAACCTTTACCCCACCAACTTCACTGTTGCAGAATCAGTAATGTGGACCCGATCACCATTGCGGCAGCGTTTAAAGCAGCAACAACGGCGATAGAACTGGCAAAGAAGGGCATAGCGTTTTACAAGGAAGTTAAGAGTACGGCAGGGGAGGTAGGCGGGGTTCTGAAAGACTTGAAGGAGCAGTACCACAAGCTAGTCCAGCCGTCCCCAGAGCAGACCAAGCAGTACAACGAGGAAATTAAGCGGGTGCAAGAAGTTGCCAAGGCCAACCCGCACGATGCACTAAATGATATTTGGGAACAGTTGGGTGTTTTTGTTGACCAGTACGACGTGATGGTCAAGGCGTACATAGCGTCGGAGACATCTGCCAAAGTGCTGTACAAAGGCGACGTGTCGTTGGGTAGGAGGGCGCTGGAGCGCTTGAAGTTGCGTCATCAGTTGGACTACATGCTGACAGAGGTGCGGGAGCAGATGGTGTATAACGCCCCGCCAGAGTTGGGCGATCTGTGGACCCGGTTTGAGAAGATGTGGACGCAGATCAACGAAGAGCAGAACATAGCGCTACAGGAGGAACTGCGTAAAGGGCAGGTGCTGGCATGGCGACGCAGAAGGGCGGTAAACCAGCTAAAGGCGCTGGCAACATGGATTGGGGCAATCCTATTCGTGGTGGGGTGGATGTGGGGCGTTCTAATCCTGATAAGAATGAGTCGGACGTATCACTTGTTGTGGTCCTCTGCCTAGCCATCATGGCGCTGACTTTCGTAGTGGCAATACCTTTGCTTGGGATGGCGTACGCGGAAATGACGGCTATGACTAACATAGCAGTGGAACAGATTAGGATCATGAGAGAAGAAACCCGCAAGACGCGGGAGTTACGGGCCAAGATTTTAATGGGTACGGAGGATTAAATGCTTACACTTTTGTCAACGCTTATCTCGTTCTTGATGGGCGGCTTACCTAAGATTCTGGACTTCTTCCAAGACCGTGCTGATAAATCCCACGAACTAAAACTCGCTCAAATGCAGACCGAACGGGAGCTACAACTCCTTCAAGCCGGTTATGCCGCGCAGCAAAAAATAGAAGAAATCAAGCTAGACGAAATCCGCACCGAGACTGCCTCCCAAGAGAAGCAAAGCCTAATCGCTGCGCAGCAGGCCGAGATGGAGATGATATACAAGCACGACATGAGCTTGAACGAGGGTACCAGCCTGTTCATGAAAGACCTACGCGCTTCGGTACGCCCAGTAATTACCTACGGGTTCTTCTTCCTGCTGGTCTTTGTTGACGTTGGTCTGTTTGCCTACGGCTGGCACCGTGGTACCGACTTCAAAGAATTGGCTGAGATGTTGTGGGATTCTGAGACGCAGGCGCTGTTTGCATCGATCATAGCGTTCCACTTTGGCGGTCGGGCTTTTGGTAAATAGCCATGCCTGTTAGCAAAAAAGCACTTAAGATGATCCGGCACCACGAGGGGGTGCGGCTAAAGCCATATCAGTGTCCAGCCAAGCTTTGGACTATCGGGGTAGGGCATGTGATTGACCCGAACCACGGCAAGCTGAAGATTGAGGAACGGGTAGGTTTGCCCTGCCCACCGGGCTGGAACCGCACGTTTACTATGGAGGAAGTGGATGCTATCCTTGCAAAAGACCTTGAGAGATTTGAGCGCGGAGTACTTAAATTTTGTCCTGC